GTTCCTGCACATGCAGGGCGACGAAACACCTTCATGCACTGCCCTCTACAGTGACGGGACAACACGCACGTTCACCATCGACGTGGTACAGCAGGGGGCAGGCTATAAGACATTGGATGTCTCGCCCAATCATTTTATCGAGGCCGATAAGACGCTCATCTCCTACACCGTCACAGCTGGTCAGCGGAGCCAGAACTTTGAATTGGACCTCAGACAACCGGACTGCGCCCCTATTCTGGTCTTCACTAACTCGTTCGGACTGGACGAACTGGCCTACTGCACGGGCCTGCACAAGGTGGACCCGTCATACAAGCGCTCGATGACCTACGTGGGACGCATCCAGCGCAACTACCGCATCGACGAGACCCGAGCCTTCCATGCCGACACGGGCCCACTGACTACGGCCATGGCCAACTGGTGGGACGAGGTGTTCCGCTCCCAGTCGGTGCGCATCGTGAACTTCTACGACGGACACCCCAATGTGGGCAAGGACCTGGTCATCACCGACTCGAAGAGCGAATACACCAACGACGATGCGGAACTGCCGCGCTTCACCTTCACCTACCAGTATGCACAGCGCAACCATAACGTAGTGCAGATGCTCCGTGCCGGGCGCATCTTCGACAACACCTTCGACAACACCTTCAACTGATGGAACGGAAAGCTATACATTTCAAAGATGCCATGCAGGTGCTGGACCTGGCCAGGGAACGACACCAGACGGTGAACCTGCGCGTGTGGGAGGGACAGACAGGCAACGTGCTGGAGTACCGGGGATGGATGGTCTCGAGCAGCTCATGGAAGAAGGGGTGGCACCGCCTGATTAACCCCATGAACAACCAAATACGCACCGTGCCCGACATCTTCATATTTGAAGTGAACGGGCTATCAGTTTACCTATAATTGATAATTGACAATGGAAAAACAAGACTTACTGAAAGTAGGACAGTCAGGCGACTACGATAGATACGAGGTGATGCCCTCGTCGGTAGTGGATGCCGTGGAGGGCCTGCAGTCGGAGTTCATTACCCATTACGGTAAGGACTCGGACGGCGGATTTGCCGATGCGGAGAACGACGACCTGACACAGACCATCTCCATCGGTGGCCGGCAGTACGAGTACGTACCATGGGGCGGGGACAACATGCTGCCCTACCACGTGCAGACGCTCATCGGTAAGAACATGGTGACCTCGCAGTGCCAACAGTTCAACACACTGACGTGCTACGGGCAGGGGCTACAGTTCTTCGACCGCGGCACCGAGAACCGGGCCAGCGACCCCGAGATACGCCGCTTCTGTATGCGAAACGCCATACATCTTCAGTTTTGGGAGCAGGCAACGGACATGAAGTACTTCTTCTTTTCGGTAATGGTCATCACACTCTCCCGGGACGGGAAACAAATTGTGCAGCTACGCCATCAAGATGCTTGCCACTGCCGCTTCACTTCGCGTGACAACAAGTTAGGCCGTTCGGAGAATGTCATCGTGGCCAACTGGCGCAATGGTACACCCAAACGTGCCCAGGTATATCCCCTGCTCGACGAGGTGGATCCGTTGGGCGACCTCATGGTGCGAATGGGACGGGAACCGGACCCGATGACGGGCCTTCGGAGTGCCGGAACCAAGGACCGCTCCTTCGCCGTCGTCTGCCGCGTGCCCACCATCGGCCGTCAGATATATCCCATGCCTTACTACTTCAGCATCTTCCTCGATGCTTGGTACGACATCTACCGCCTTATCGGCATGGGCAAACGGTTCCTCATCAAGAACACGGCAGCTCCAAGATGGCAGGTAGAGATTCACAAGAACTACTGGAACAACGTCTGCAACGAGGAACAGATTACCGACCCGCAGAAGCGTAAGGAACGCATCAAACAGGAGCGGAAGAACATCACGGAGTTCCTGACCAAGCCGGAAAACGCCGGCAAGACTTGGATTACGAGCTACGACACCGTACTGGATGGCAAGGAGGTGCGCATGGTACGCATCTATCCGCTGGGTGTGACAAAGAAAGAAGGTGGGGACTGGAGCGACGATATGCAAGAGGCGTCCAATGCACTGTGCTTCGCCATGGGCGTCCACCCCAACATGGTGGGAGCCACACCCGGCAAGAGCCAGATGAACAACTCGGGCTCGGACAAGCGCGAGTTATTCAACCTGAAGCAGGCCATCGAGAAGGCCTGGCACGACGTGATGGAGGTGCCATACCACGTGACGATGCACTTTAATGAGTGGGATGAGAAGTACGACATCAAGGTGCCCGTGATAGAGATGACCACCCTGGATAAAAATAAGGAGTTTGACATTAAGACAGACAACAATGGAACTGCAAATCAATAAGGAAGACCTGGAACGCGCGGTACCGGCAGCACGCGAACCAAAAGGGAAGATATTCGGTGTATTGGAAGATGCCATACTGGCAGAGTTGGCCTATCTGGAAGAGCAATACCTGGGCGTAGCCGGCACACAGGCGGTGGAAGAAGGGACAGACACAGTGCTGGTTCTAACGGTGAAACAAATAGCTTGCATCCGTGCCTTCCTGAACGAGATGCGAGGGCTCGACTTGGTACTGACCAGCACAGGCTTCGGTGTGGTATCTACCAACGACACGGCTCCCGCCTCGAAGCAGCGCGTCGATGCACTTGACGGCCAGCTCCGACGTAAGGAACGGCTATTGCTTGGCACGCTGCTCGACCGTCTGTTCCGCGTCCACGACTGGAACCTGCAGCCACAGCGTCAGTGGCATGTGCCCACACTGTTCTTCTGCATACAGCAGCTGGAACAGTGGGCGGGTGTCAGCCATCCGAATCCCGAGGACTGGGACACTGCCGTTCCTGCCATCCTTGCTGCAGATTCCGCCCTCAGGAAGCATCTGGGTAATGCTTACATGGACGAACTGCTCGGGCAACTGACAAGTCATTCACTGACCGTTGACAACTCACCCATCGTTGCAATGTGCCAACAGTATATCGGAGCCAGCGTAGCACAGCACATGCGTCTGAAGGAGGAAACTTACATGCAACTCATCAACCGTCTGGAGGCCGACCTGACGAAGTATCCTACCTATGCCCATGGAGAGGGATACCAGTTGAACCACTTCACACCCTACGAGAACCATGCAGAAGACAGTGCCTTCCACTTTGTCGGCTGACGGGGTGCTGCACCTCACATGCCCGCGCTCCTGGAGAGAGATGACCAGCGAGCAGTTGCGCTATGCGCTGCGCATCATCGGCTGCGGACTGTACAGCCATGAAGAGGGACGGACACGCATGCTGCTCCACTTCACAGGAATCCGGATTGAACGTAACACGATGCGAGGATGGCTGTGCACCGTGCCCGTCGTTTCTCCGAAGGGCAAACAGAAGCTTCACACTTTCTTCCTGCAGGCGTGGCAGGTGCAGGACATGATACGGCAGCTGGAGTATGTCGACAGTTATGAAACCTTCGATGTGCGGTTGGAGAGCATCCAGGGCTTCAAGGCTGTCGACCCTCTGCTGCATGGTGTGAGGTTCCTAGAATATCTGCAGATGGAGAAATACTACCAAATATTCCTAGAGAGACAGATGCCGGACATGGCGCTGAAACTGGCTCAGATGCTCTATCCGGGTGGTGTGACGGCCATCGACGAGGCAGAACTGACGAACTGCATCATGTGGTACTCGTATGTCAAGAAGAGGATGCAGCGGTTCTTTCCTCACTTCTTCCGGCCAGCTCCCGTGACTCAAGGCAAGTCCGTTAACTTCTACGAGCAGATGAACGCACAGATCCGGGCACTGACCGATGGCGACATCACCAAGGAACAGGCCGTGTTCGACAAGGACTGCTGGCGGGCACTGACAGAACTGGATGCCAAGGCCCGCGAGGCTGAGGAGTTGAAACGCAGCATGAACAAGAAGTAAATGGTTAATGACATGGTAGAACAGAATCAATTTGACGCACTGGAATACTTCGCCGAACTGGGCCGTAAGAACAAGTTGGCCCGGAAAAACGGCTTCGTGGTGGACTTCTGCAGCGGCCCAGGAGCTCTGGAGCCGATGATGGCAGAGTACCGCGAGGCGCAGAACTTCATCTTCGTGGACGACACCACGTCGGGCAACACCTTCTCGAACAAGGTGGGATGGTTCGACCGGAACGTGTACTGCGTGCACATCCTGGCTGGTTATGACCTGGGCGATGCTGAAAGTTACAACCGGGCACTACGCCTGTGCCGGACCATCTTCAGACAGTTCCTGTCGAAAGTCATCAAGGATAAGGAGAATTACAAGTATGGTAATGCCCTGATGTACCTGAATACCGGCAACATCTACTCCAACGAGTATGGACGATACTCGTTCAACGGATGCACCGGCCTGTTCTTCCAGGTCCAGAACGACGAACCTACGGACTTAACCTACAACGCCGATGACTGGGACCAATAGCGACAACGCCGAAGAACTGCTCCGGTTCGAAGAGGGCTGGACCGAGAAGATGGTGGAGTTCTGGAAGGAACGCATGGACAAGCTGCGCGTGAATCGCACCTTCGCCCTGCGCAATTCTCTATTGGGCATCCACCGCCCGGGAGCCATAGAGTTCCGGTTCCTGGAGTATGGCATCTATGTGGCCAATGGTACCGGGCGCGAAATCTACCGCGGCAATCCGGGTGACTTGGGTTTCACCCCTAAGAGGAAGGCCAAAGAATGGTTCTTCCGCAAATATGCCAGCTCGCGCCATGTGCTGAACGAGGTGGAAGCTGCTCACTATGGTCAAGATTACCAAGGCATGCTGACTGTAGCCCTGGACGAAATGATGCGACAAGTGCGCACTCTGTAGTTTTACTATACATCCAGAAAGTGTTAATTTGCCGTATATTATTCAATTTTTGACATGTCACTATATTCGAATTTGCTCGACCGCCTTACTGCCATCCGCGACGAACGGGAGATGCATGCCAACACTGCCTCACGTGTAGGACAGGCACTTATTGACATTCTGAATGCCTTTACTGGTAAATTCCTATCACGCATTTCCGACGATTCGGCAGAGGGTAAAATCACATTCAAGAAAGGCTTCCAGACGGACCACTTCGAACAAGGCCAATCAGGGGCAGATGTAGATGCATCTGGTCGTGCCGAATTTAGTTCCTTGCATGTACGCGAAACCGCTCAACTAACTGGGGATGTCGTCTTCGGTACTATACAATTCCAAGAAGGAGTCTCGGGTGGGGCAATCAGGCAGATCGGCAATGCCATACATGCCGAAGTGGACCAACTCGTTGTCCGCAATAAGATGAATGTCAAGGAGGTGGAGATACAGGAGGTGAACTATGTCGGTGGCTCCATAGTGTTGAGTCCCGCAGACGGATTCACCATTACCGATGTAGAGTGGGATGAGGAAGATGTCCTATTCTATGTGTACTTTGAATCGCGAGATGCGGAAACTGGCGATATGACTGTGCCGCAATGGAAAAAGGGCGACCTCGCTTTCTGTCAAAAGTTCAATGTACAAAACACTTCTGGCACAGACATAATACATTTTTGGTGGCGAGAGGTACGGAATTTTGCAAGGGTAACAGATGAGTCAAGTCCATACTTCGGGAAATATTGTATATGGCTACGCAATGACGCTGGGCATTGCGAATCTGTGTGGGACGGCACAAGTGATTCTAATCTACCTATGGTTGGCGACAAGGTTGTTATGCTTGGCCATATTCAGCAATCTGGCGAGAGCGAAACCGATGCAAAAGCACGTCAAGGTGCAATTATCCTTGCCTCTGCTGGTGGTACTACCGATACTAACACACTTCCCTACATTCGTGTGTATAAGGACATAAATACTTTTAGTCTCGCGCAAGCCACACTTGTACACCAAATTAGTTATAGCGGACTTGTCACCAACACAAAGAACTGGTTGCTTAATGTTGACCTCGGTAGTGGTTCAATCGTCAACAAGACGTTCAACGAGTTGTATTCAGAGATAGACGATATCGCAAGCCAAATGGACGAAAGTTTCCGCGTTTGGCATGTGGACTATGATAACACTACACCACCATCTTTGAGCAACCTACCTGCAAGCCAATGGGGTGGAACAGGTCAAGACCCGTATAGCGAACATGTAGGCGATTTTTGTATAACGAGCGACGGCTTCTGCTATGAGTTCAAGAACCTACCTGAAACGGACGAGAATGTTTATGGTTGGGTAATCGTCACCGACCAATACTTGATTTCGTATGTACAGCAGATAGGAGAAAAGAAGAGGATATTCCCATCGCGACCAAGCAATAACGCTATGTACGAGGTCGGAGATGTGTGGCTTAATGCCGTATACCCAGACGATGGCGATGCAGAAATGGCGACTATGTTCAAGGGCGAAATATACGATAATGTAACGCTCGTTTGCATAAGGGACAAGTCGAATGGCTTTGACATTGATGATTGGGGTATTGCCGAGCCTAAAACAACTTGGTTGCACCAATGGCAAACAGGCGCAACGGACCAGGGTGGTGCATCCCATAATATGTTCATAGGTACGAATTTCGGAAAGTTGGGGAGGTCTACTTATGGTAATCACGATGTCATATATGAACCTCGCGAGGCAGCAGGCTTTCGCATAGAGCCAAATTCTGCGGCTATTCAGTTGTGGTACAAGAGAACGGAGGATGAAAGCGATGGCGATGAGAGCGATGACTATGGTTGCGCGGAGTTAAGATTTGATATTGACAAAACGCAACGCCAGTCTACTGCAAAACTTAAAGCAGGCAACATAGCATTAGAGGGTTACACTACAATCAACGATTCCTTTGGCGTTGACCTTAATGGTAACATGTGGGCAAAGAATGGTCGCTTCGGCGGTCTTGTGACACATGAGCAGACGATTATTACCGAAGAAAATTATGAGGAATATGGTGACTTGGTTACGCGGACATACATAGATAGTCACGGGTATGAAACTTCGTGTCAAGACTATTATGTAGATATAACAAAGTGCGGGCAGCATATATCGGTAATAGGCGTAGATGGAATTACTACGGATAGTAGAATTGTATTACAACTCCCATTCGTCTGCGATTATAGAAATGACGGAACTGGCACATTAGTGGCAAGGGATTTCTATTCCTACATAGCAGATGCTTGGAAATGCTGGGATGCCGACGATTCACAGTTAGTTGGTATAAATGATGTCACGAAGAGATATATTTCTTCGCGCGAACTTTTTAAGTCCCGCTCTTATGTCGGCTGTGTCGTAAGTATTGCCAATTATACTATATGCGATATGTATATACTTGGAGTTAAAGGGTACGGGCAGACATACTATGTTGTAAACCACATGACATCGGTTAGTAACTTTGACCAATTAGTTTCGCTTAAATGCATCATTCGTTCCGCAGATTTTACGCAAATCACATCATATATGAGGAACGAGGAAATTGTATGGGAAGCAACAAGTATGAAACCGCGTTTGGTAATGGCTTCGGAAATCAATACGGAAACCTACTATTATGTGGGTAAAGATGAGGAATATAAGGAAAGTGGTCATTATAGCGAAGACCCACTTCAAAACGAATTTGACCAAGACGTTATTGACAACTACGAAAGTGGAATGTTTGACGACGAGAGTAACAATAATTTGATTCCAGACGAACCTCCTATCGTTCAACCTACTTTGGCCGACATTGAGAATCGTTACATCAACACGCAAGGAGTATGGTATGCACGATACTATAGCGTGATTGTAGATGTATCTCGCGCAAGAGGTCAATACATTTCTGCTAATGCAGGTTCGCAATATGCATTCCTTACATCATACAATGACACAAATGTAACTTTCGTAAGCGGTGGAAGTAGAGTTGGAGCAAAACCAAACCATGTATTGATTCCAAACGATGCAGTATATATATATCTATATGTGGGAACAACAATGCCAACTGTAGCACCTGTTTTTACACTTTCTGAAGAATAGCATTATGAAAAGTATTAGAATATGCGGAGATGACAAAGCGGATGGTTCTTTTTCCGTAAAGAACCTACAACAAGATGATGCACCACTAAATACGATAGTAACGGACGACTGGAACACAATTACGCAAATACTACGCATTAAGAAAAAGCAACCAGAGCAAACGGGTTTCCCCTATGTGTTTCCCTTTGTCCTTGAATAAAATATAAAAAACAATCGAATATGGCAATAGACATTTCAGGAATAATAAACAAGCAGCGAGGAGAAAAGTGGACTGCGGCAAATAGCAATCTGCTTGTTAGTGCCGTTGCGGTATTTGACATCTGGTGGAATTTGGTCTAACATAAACAATAAATATCAGTTCAAGGTTATTCCTATCAGAAAACCAAATACGATTTTATCTCTAACGGCAAATTCCGTAACCGCATACTATACGGCATTAAAAGAAGAGCCAAACCCAGTAAGCGGAGAAACACCTAACTATGCTGGCGACATAACAGGTTATAAAATTGTTGCGGCTAATAGTAGCCTTGATTTTACACTACCAAATGATGCTACTTATCTTCTCGTTTGGGTATTGAGGAATGATGTAGATATAACTCCAAGCGCGATAAATGTCAGTTCGCAAAGCAATGGAAGAATGTTGGATGTTGAAACGGAGGTGGAAGAGATTTCCGAGAACATAACCGAGATAGAAGATGACATTGATGATATAAACGAAGAATTGGCATACAAAGTTGGTGATGCCGTAGAATTGACGAGTTTCACTGGGTTGCCTCGCGTTAATGGATTCGTTACTGCCAATGGGACTTGGACAAACATAAACGAAAACTACCAGTTTGTAGTCCTTGATGTAAGTTTTTACTTTAGGACTTTGAGTTTAACTGGAAATTCAATCACAACGTCTTATGTATGTTTCCTTAAAAACTACACACCACCCGTACAGGGTGTCGCGCTTGACTTTTCTGATGTAGAGGGTTACACAAGTCGAATTGCGGTTGCAAGAAACACGCAGTACACTTATAGTGACATACCAAATGATGCGAGGTATGTTTTGATATGGACTAAATACAACACAAACGATTGTACACCAATAGAGTTCTATTTTGCCACAAAGAGCGAATTAGGGTATTTGGAAGATAATGTGTATAAGAATAGTTCGGTAAGATGGCTTGCGCTTGGAGATTCGATTACGGAGGGTGTCTATAGCGTTGCTGGAGATGAGGCATTCGGTGATAGTTCTTCCTCTCACAAAGACCGAAACAAATCATGGACTATTACAGCAAGAGATATACGCGGATATACACTCGACAATCGCGGTATCGGTGGAATGGGTTACATACAAAAGTCACCTGATGTAAATCGGAATCTTAACTTGCGAGATTTGCTTGACCTTGGCCCTGATAGCACTATCCACATAATAAGTCAGAATGACCCGACGACATATATAGACTTGACCATATACGATATAATTACAATCAATTTGGGAATCAATGACTGGAAATCGCCTGTGACATGGAACAAGATAGGGACTATAGATGACACAACAAGCGCAGATACAATGGTTGCCAACCTCAAATACTCTTTGTTGAAGATAGCGACAGAGAACCCAAAGGCAAAAGTCATCGTGTTTTCCCCAATAAATTCAGCATGGGAAATCTCATCTAATCCATCTACTGCGGAGAATAACTGGGCGATAGGGTATGATGGATATTCACACGGCCAAGCGACTACTATTACTTTGGATGATGTGTCAAATATAATTAAGGATGTGTGTGAGTATTATGGTGTTGAGTATGTTGACTTGCTTCATCGAAGCGTTGTGAATAGGATAAACATCAAAGACCTGTTACTTGACAATGTACATCCCTCTGAAGTCGCACACAAAACACTTGGAAGGGAGATAGCAAGATTCTTGTAGGTATTTAATAAAAAGACAGATATGAAAAACAAGATTACAAAAGACAAATGGCTACACTTTGGAGTGTGCGCGATAGCATCATTAATTAAACCTTGGCTTGGAATTGGTCTTGGGTTGGTTCTCCATGGGTAACATCCACATCAGTCGCGTCGATGCACGTCACAAGAGCATCCACCTCCCCGTAGGCCGTCGCTTTTTATGTTATGCAACATATTCGCCGAACTTTTCCACTCACGCCCTTGCCCGTCCCGATTCTTTTCCCTAACTTTGCAGCGCTAAAATCATAAGTGCGGTACGAGAGATGCCGCTGGATACATGTCCAGCCTTTTTTGTGCCCACCAACTTAAAGGAAACTACAGTTTAACTGCACCGCGTCGGGATACGGAAACGCCCCGGAGGTTTCAGCACTTATGAACCTTAGCAACGCGTAGTGCAGTTTATTAATGCTAAAAAATAAGTGTTATGGAAAAGCGAGTATTGAATCAGAGTGAGCAGAATGCAACATTGTATTTCTACTGGACACACGTAAGCCCCCGTCTGGAGAAGGTATGGACGGGCGAGAAGCAGCGACTGTACGAGTGGTGCCACGAGAACTACTCCAACCGCGTGCTGACCGACGGCAGTCAGTGGGAACAAGTGGTACTGTCCATCGGCGAACGGGTGGCAGAACTGAACCGCGGGCGCATAGGCTTCGGACCCTACCTGCACCTCGACGCTATGGCACCCACCGACCTC